AGTAGATGCTTTATATTATGCCAATAATTACAAAGGAAGCAAGCAATTAATCCTCCGTGAAACATTCCCAGAGCTTGAACGAAGCCTTATTATGGTTTCTCAGCAGCTTTATCCAAATGAGATAGCCCAATACGATGCTTCAAACCACAAATGGTATTTTTATAACGGCTCAATAATCGAGTTTGGATTCCTCGAAAATGATACAGATGTTCAAAAATATCAATCCGCAGAGTATGACCGAATTCTGATTGACGAAGGTTCGCATATGAGTGAATACAGAATCCGTTACATGAGATCACGTATCCGTGGTGCAAACGATTATCCAAAACAAATGAAGATATGTACTAACCCCGGTGGTCCCGGGCACAGATTCTTGAAAAAGACCTTTGAAATTGGAGTTAAGGCACCTTACGAAGTGCGGTTTTATTATATCGGCACAGACGAAAACGGCAAAAAAATGTATGAAAGCCGATGTTTTATCCCTGCAACTGTTTACGACAACAGAGCTTTGCTTGATAAGGACCCAAATTACATAAAAAACCTTATGCAACTACCCGAAAAAGAACGAGAACAACTTCTTAACGGCAACTGGGATGTAGACGATGATGCTGCTTTCCCTGAATTTGATAGAGAGATTCACGTTTTCAACATGGTAAAGGCTTTCCCGAATGGCATACCTAAGCATTGGCGAAGGTGGATAAGCGTTGATAATGGGTATGCGGACCCTTATTGCTGGCTGTGGCACGCAGTAGACGAGCAAGGGAATGTTTATACCTATCGGGAGTTTACAAGGACACGTGACGATAAGAAAACGCAGTTCACGTATTCAGAACAAGCCCGAAGAGTGGTTGAAAAGAACATGTATACAGAAGTAATCAATGGCGATGTTGTCGAGCGGGAGGAAAAATATGATTTTATCGTCGCAGGGCATGACGCATGGTTTAGTAATGTTCGTGACCAACAAGGCAAGACCTTGATTGACTACTACCAAGATGGAGGGCTACACGGATTTATCAAGGCTATTACAGACCGCAAGCTAAGGAAAGCCGTTATGCACGAGTATTTAGCCCCGTACATGGATAAGAATGTCGGCAAAATGACAGCAAAATGGTTGATAGCTGATTGTTGCCCGAAGCTTATTGAATTTCTTGCAGAGATTCAGCGTGATCCGGACGATTACGAGAAATACGCCGAGGACGGAGAACTTGACCATTATGGAGATTCAGCGGGTTATGGACTTTTGGCATGGCACGCACAGAAATCCCGTACTCCGCAGGGCGATAAATCAGAAATCCAGAAGCACAAAGCAAAGTTAATGAGGAATTTAAAGCGGAATGGCTTTAGAGCGAGTTAAAACAAAAGATGGAAGGATGATTTAAAGATGATTACAATAACAAAATTCCCGTATCGCAGACGATGTGAAATGAATTTATGCTCCTGTTTGGGAGTATATGCAGTAGGGGAAGAAAACGGGCCCGCAAGATTAAGACAGATTTATTGCGAGGATCACCTTATCGAGTTGGGCAAGGCAATAGCTTTGAAATTTCCAGAAGAGTTCCCGACAGGCAACATTGCCGAGCTTGAGGACAGGGAGAGACAAATATCAGACCTTAAACAGCAATTAGAGGCAAAGACCACAGCTCACGAATGTTTGAAAGAACAGCTTGCAGAGCTTAAAAACGTAGAAGAAAAACCTGTACCCAAGACAGCTTCCAAAACTGCAAGAAAAGGGGCGAAGAAATAATGCTTGAGTACATTGTGTTGGCAATTCTAATAGCGGTTATTATCGGGCAACAAGTGGTTATTGTTATTCAGAATGTAACTCACTCGAAAGAGCGTAAAGACCTATACAACCGCATTATGGCAAGGGATTTGACCGAGTACAATCATGCGACCAAACATGAGAATCAACAGGACAAGCCATTAAGTGCTATGCAAAAGAAATATAAAGACTACGAGAAAAGATGGAAAACAGGTGGATAAAGCAGGAAAGCAGGTGAGGGGTTATGGGTTTACTTGATTTTCTTAAGAACACATTTAATCCGAAAGACCCACAGGATAAGCAATATCTAAAATATGAAGAGGAATACGTTACTTTCAATAAGAAGGAATTGGAGAAGAGGCAGAAGGAAAGACGGGCTATTGAGTTGCAGTGGAATCTTAATCGTAACTTCCTTGAAGGTAATCAGTATTGCGATATCAATTTGGCATCCGGTAGGGTGGAACAGATTGAGAAGTTTTATGATTTTGAGGAAAGAGGCGTCTACAATCAGATAGCCCCTATTTACGAAACCCGCCTTGCCAAGCTTAAAAAAGTTAAACCGATTCCATTTGTACGACCTGCAACCAGCGAATCAAACGATCTTATGGCAGCTAAGACAAGTACATATGTTGCGAGAGGACTTGAAAGTAAGCAGAGAATGGAAGAAAAGAGAGCGCAAATGACGGCGTGGGCCGAGATATGTGGAGGTTGTTTTTTGAAGCATGTCTGGAATCCCAATGCTGGACGCCTTATTGGAGAAATGGATGGACAATCAGTATACGAGGGCGATATTGAAAAAATTGTTGTTCCGTTCTTTGAAGTGTTCCCGAAAAACAATTATGTAAGTATGGACACGATGAAGGATATTATGCACGTTAGGGCTTACAGTGTGGACGATATTTACGATATCTGGGGAGTGGAAGTTAAGGGTAGAAAGATAGATGTTTATACTCTTGAGCATACCAATGTCGGTACAGGAAGTCAGTACATGATTAACTCTTCCTACAGGATAATCCCGACACAGATTGATGAATCAGAGTATGTTGTTGAGTACACTTGCTTGCCGTGCCGTAAATTCCCTAATGGAATTGTCATTATAACCGCAGGCTCAAAGCTATTAGAAGTGAAAGAGTTTACCTATCATGTTGGCGAGGACGGGAAACCGGGGCTTAACTGGGAAATGCAAGCTTGCATAAATAACCCTGGAAGGTTCTGGCCAGAATCGGTTATAACAAGGCTTATTCCAATACAGAGGGCTTATAACGCTGTCCGGAACCGTAAACAGATAGCTTTAAACCGTAAAGCTTTAGGCGTTTTGGATATTGAGGATGATGGAACGGTTGACATTGAACAGTTAGAAGAAGAAGGATTGCCTCCTGGAAAGATTCTCGTTCGTGGCAGAGGAACAAGAGCTGCACAATTCCTTCGTGACGGCGGAGGTCTTAATGACTTTGACGTTGAGATTAAACAGCTTGAACATGAGTTTGAAAGAATATCCGGAGTATCAGCGTTTTCATCTTCAAGCCTTGTTCCAACAGGAGTTGAATCCGGTGCGGCTATGGAGAAAATTCGTGAAATGGACGACAGCAGACTTTCATTGACCGCCGAGAATATAAACCATGCTGCAATTCAATCTTTCAAGATAGACCTTCGTATGTATAAGCAATTTGCAACAGGCAAGAGGCTGTTAAGATATGTAGGCGAAAACAACGATGTAATGCTAATGGAATGGGAAGCAAGCGACCTTCAAACCGAGGATATTATTGTTGAGAAAGAAGATGCACTTTCTCAGACACCGACGCAAAGAAAGATGATGGCTATTCAACTTATGCAATACGGATTGTTCAGGCCTGATGTAGACCCTACATTGCGTTCCAGAATGCTTGAAATCTTTGAGCTGGGCAACTGGGAGGATGCCGATAACGTGGAGACATTACATAAGTCAAGAGCTATGCGTGAGAACAAGTTGCTTGAACAGGGCGAGTTCCCAATGCCTGACGAGATAGACGATCACCAGATACATATTGACGAGCATACCAAATTCATGCTTGATATCAGGTTTGAACAAATCAAAGCAGAAAGACCCGACATTGCTTATAGCTTCTATGAACACTTGAATATGCATAGAGCGATTGAAGCACAGAACGCACAGCAAGCCATGATGATGCAGATGATGGCAAGTGGTAAAGCCCCGCCGCAGATTCCGCAGGGGCAACCTGATAAGGAGATTGAGATTCCAGAAAATGAATTGGAAACGGCTTAAAGGAATAGGAGGATAGTTATGAAATATCGAAAAAAGCCAGTGGTAATTGAAGCTATAAAATGGGACGGATTAAATCTACAAGAGATTAAAGAGTTTGTTGGTGAATCACTTGAATACTACATAAATGATGCGGCGTGGCAAGTTGGAAAAGGTAAACCTCATGTCCATATGAAAATAAAGACACTAGAAGGAGACCATACTGCAACAGTCGGCGATTTTATTATCAAAGGCGTAAACGGAGAGTTTTACCCGTGCAAACCAGATATTTTTGAGAAAACATATGAAAAAGTTGAATAACTGTTATTGAAATTATTCAGAAAAGTCGCTCAAAAGGGTGGCTTTTTTCTTTTTGACCTTTTCTGTCCTTAATTTGATTTACGCTGAAAATGAAATAAACCGTGCCGCCGAGAGGCGATAACACAGGGAGGAACTTAAAAATGAAACAACCGTTAAAAATTAATCTCCAACTGTTTAATGAGGGAGCCCCCGAAGGTGGACAAGCCCCGACA